TCTCACTACTTTCCATTGAGTTTCTGCAATAGAAAACTCTACTTCCACTCTACAATCTTTTTCATTTACTGTATTAACAAGTTGCGCTTTACTAATTTTTCTAAATGGTTTATTAAATAAACTAAAAGTTAAAGCATCTAGCACAGTGCTCTTTCCTGCACCATTTGAACCAATAATCAGTGTTGTTGATTTACCATCTAATTCAACCTCAGTATATTGATTTCCAGTAGAGAGAAAATTTTTCCAACATATTTTTTCAAATAATATCATCTTCTATGGGGGGAATAACAATGTCATTTTTGGTGATCACAGAATATTTGTAATCATGTAGTTCGCATGTTTTAATCACAACTTTACCATCAACTTCAATTACATGCATCTCTGGATAATCTTGATCTTCTAATAAAAGGGCATACCTGATTGCATCATCCTCATCTTCAAAAAGATACAGAACTTGTTCTCCATCATCTGATTCAACTGAATATGCACCTTCAGTTTCTTTGCCTTCTACAGTTAGAATAAACATTAGACTAACTCACATGCTTCTTGATAGATTTCTTGTATCAACTTTTGAACTCTTGACCTGTCAAGATCAATTTCTGCCTCCTCAATATATCTATTAAGAATAGAAAGTGTATCTTCAGACTCAAATGCTTCAAACTCTGCTGCCTCATTGAGCGCAAAGTTTTCTACTATTTTAAGTTCTGCTACATTAGCATTATACACCTTATCAATAAATTTTTCAAACTTTACTTGATCATCCTTATGCCTAACAACTATCTTTACTATTTTATTTTCTAATTCTCTTGCATCAAATAACTGATAATCATTATCATTGTAATAAATTATATGATGCAATCTATATGGATTATTAACTGGTATATGTTCTAGTGTTTCTGTATCAAATAAATGAAATCCTCTATTAACATCATTTACATCATTCCAAAACATCTCATAGGGATTGCCCAAATAATAAATATTATCTTGATTTGATCTGCAATGATAATGTCCAGAGAATGTTTTTTTAAATTTTTTAAATATATCCTTCTCCATTCCATGTTCCATCATGTGACCTGGTGTGGCTCTGAATCCATTTAACTCAAGATGTCCCATGCATACAGGAGATCTTGACTTATTAATCAATCCTATACTCATATCCTTGTTATCACTATTAATCCAAGGTACAAGAGTAATATTACAATCACCTACCATTATAGATGATACCTCAGAATATACTTTTATATTATTATACTCTCTCAATAGCAAGTCTACTGCATTTACATCATTAGTATTTTTATAATATGCTGTATGATTGCCAACTATGGTATGAACAGTGATGTTCATATCTCTCAATCTATCAAAATAATTATTCTTTGCCCATGTTAATGTAGCAAAATCTACACCCTTCCTACTATCAAAAGTATCACCCATATCAATGACTGTGGTGATACCCTCCCTCTCTAGGGTAGGAAAGAAAATGTTATCATAGAACTTTAGAAAATAGTCATGAAAAAGTTTAGAATTTTTTCTACATCCAAAGTGCTGGTCTGTAATTATTGCTATCTTCATCAATTACGTAACTTAGAATGGACAGCATCTTTAATTTGATTATAATCACTATAGTTAGAATCGTCAAGAGTGTCTCTTTCAAATACCTGTTCATATCCTGTCTTCTCTAATATTTTGTTTTTGATTTCTAATTGTTTCTTTTCCTTCTGTATTCTACGCAAAAATGCATAATGTATAATTTGTGTGAAGTAGGCAAATGGGTTTTGAGATTTCTCAGGATTGAAGTTGTGTATGTATTGCACACAATTTTCAATGCCATCTGATATCATGTCCTCCTTGAACATATAGTTCACAAAGTTTGGTTTAAAAGATAGGTGAGTGGCTATCTTTAGAAAACACTCTCCAATGTATCTTGGTATTCTAGGTTTCTCTTTACCTTGAATTTCTGCTATCTCAATATCTTCCCTATGCTTTATTAGTGCTGCAAGAAATTCTTTGTTATTAACATAGTGCTCAGATCTCTTACGTCTACCCATGATTCTTGCAGGAGTCATATCTTTACTATCTATTATGTAGTTATTATAGCATTCAACACAATACTTGACAAGTCATTGAATTACATGTAGACTAACTCTGTCAGGGTTGAAGGGTAAGGATTAGCTGTTATCATAAAGCTTCTCTAAAGACTTCTTTGCTTCCTTAATAGTAGATATATATCCCATCTTTCTATTTAATTTTTTTTCATGAGTATAGAATGAATCTTGTTGTCTAGAAAATGTTTCATGCATAGAGATTATTTCTATGTCATTAGATTCATTTAAAGTAAGAACATCATCTAAGTTAACTACGAAAAGATCATCTTTAGTGGTTTTTAACCAAGGTTCCACTTTATACGCATGTACACCACGTGTTTTAATTTTCTCAATTGTGACAGGACACTCTAATAGTAAGAAAGTTCTATCACCTTCTTCACTATATCCTACTCTAGCAAATATTTCTTCACCAGATTTAAATTTTACAGTGGCATAAAAGTCTTCTTCTGTCATTTTTTAAGTTGAATGGTAATTATTTCATAATTAAAATTTTCTTCATTATAAATTTTAATTCTTTCTATGAGATGATTGAGAGTATAATTTTTGGTTGAGTTGTATGTGCAATCATCTCCAATGTCATATAAGATAGCTTTTACTTTGTCTTTTCCTTTTCTAAGGACTCTACCAATTGATTGGAGATTTCTAACTCTGGACTTAGAGGGACTGGCGAAGATGACATTGTGTAGTCTTTTGATGTTAATGCCAGTACTGAAAGTGCCATAACTGGCAACAATAATTGCATTGTTCTCATTCTCAGTAATCTCCCTAATTTGTTCTCTCTCTTCAGCATCCACTCCACCATGCACAAAGAAAGATTTACGATTATTTTTCTTACTATTATTTATCTTTTCAAAAAGTATTGCTCCATGAGTTTCTACTCTACTGTATAAGATTAGAGTGTTACCCTTAAGATCTATAGCAAGATTTGTAATGAATTTATTTCTTTGATCATGAGTAATTAAATACTGTATCTCATCCTCATAAGTTTCAAATTTTTTAGGAGAGTGTTTAAGCACTAGACATTGTATATCTAATTGAGATAAGTGTCCCTGTCTCATCAATTCATCAGTTTTAGTGACCTTATATGATGGTCCAAACAATCCCTCTAACACCCACTTATGAGTCTGTGTGCCATCCAATGTGCCAGTGAAACCAAATCTATACTTAGTGTGATGTAATTTGGTCATTATGTTTACCAGTGATTTACTCTTAAAAAGATGAGCCTCATCACCTATGATGACATTATATTCTTCAAAGAAAGATTTTTCTAATTTATATACTGATTGCCAGGTGGTTATAGTTACTTCATTAGTATTTGTTATCTCTCTGCCAGCATAAATTCTATGACAATGATTTTTGACATCCCACCCATAGTCTCTAAAATCTTTATACATCTGCTCTACCAAAGATGTGGTAGGAACAACTAGAAGAATTTTTTGACCTTTATCTACATAGTATCTTACTAATGAATATATCATAAAAGATTTGCCTGATGCAGTAGGACTAACAAGCAATCTTCTATTGTGTTTCAAACAATCGCATATACCATCTATTTGATACTCTCTTGGTTTGAAAGATGTAATTGATTTGATGTAATCTTTTACTCCCTCCTTTGATATTGATGGGTTTATTTCAAATGGTAAACCATAATATTCATTATCTAAAAATTTATAACTATATCCCTGTCTCTCACAAAATGATACTATCTTATCTAATAAACCTACATAAATCTTTTTAGATCTTAAATCAAATAGATGTATTTCACCATTCCAATTTCTCTTTCTATATTGAGGCATAAACTTAGCACCCTCTACCTCAAAGGTAAAGTGATCTCTTAGCTCATATTCAATATGAGGTTCTGCTTTTATCTGTAAAAATACTTCATTTGATTTCTGTATTATAACGTTGGTCACTTTAACCCATTATGCTATGGGTATTTATTAACCTAATCCAGCATTGAATCTCATAAACTCTATTGCATTTTTTATCTGATATGTCCTATTCTGAATTACTTTTAAAATGCTTTCAATGTAAACAAGCA